TGCCTTTGCTGAGGCAGCATTGGCAGCAGCCATTTCTGCCAGCAGAGACTATGAGGCTGCACTTTCAGACATATTTGACATTGCCACTGACTATGTTAGAGTTAGAAGCAGTGATGCCACAGCCAGCAACATGTTTGTATCTTCAGCAGAGGGTGCTCGTAGCCGCGACTTTGATTCACAGATTGAAGCCGCGGTTACTCTTGAAGTCTCTGCAAATGCTAATACCAAAGAAGCCAGTGCAAGTCTCTCTGCTACAGCTACAGTTTCAGCACAGACCACTTACGCTGTAAAATTACCTTACACAAGATTTGAAAATGCGTTTAGTCTAGGCGCACTGGTAACACCGTTCAATCCAGGTCGTCCACTCACACAGACTGCACATACTCTGGGTGCAGGTGATTATTTTACAAATATCAAGAAGTTTGGCACACATTCTGCGCTGATCAACACCAACAATTCAGTAACTTACGGCATACCAAACAATACGTCATTCAACAATGAATATCTTGCCATAGAATTCTGGATCTATGGTAGTGTGAGCAACGTGCCTTTGTTTGAAGTTAAAGATTCAGGTGGAACTGTGCGCTACACAGCAATTACCAGCGCCGCATCACCATCTAACATCACATTCCAAGTAGGATCTACCACAGCATTTGGTGGCACACTTACTGCAAATGCTTGGAATCACATATTAATTCTATCGCACACAGGCACTAACAACGTTGCTGTTTATACCAATGGCACCAGAGGAACCAGAGCCACAATAAACACAGGCTATTCATTGGCCAATGGTTCAATTAGAATTGGCCAAACAGGTTATGCAGGCAGCGCCTATGTAGATGAATTTAGGATTGTAAGAGGCAAGACCAGTTTTCCATATGGTTGGTCTACTGCCAATACCACTGTCACAGTTCCCACAGACAGATTCTACAATGATGATAGAACCAGTCTATTAGTTCACTTTGATGCTAATGCTAACGATGACACGTCAATCCTAGTTCCTGTTGTTGCTAATTTTAGCACAGAAACAAGATTAAGTGCAGACGCTGACACTATAACAGGACTTGCTGCCTCTATTACAGCACAGGCGTCATTAACTGCTAGTGCCACTGTGGTAAATGATGCCGCAAGCGCATTAGCTTCTGAGTTTGCTGTAAATGCCGCAGGTGGATTTACCATAGAAGTTAGTGCCTCAATTGACAGCGCACTCACATTTGTAATCAATGCTGGCGCACTAAATCCTGGTGAGATGGAAGCCACAGCAATCGCAACTGTTGTGGCCATTGGTGATAGAACTAGATTTGGTGTCAGTGAACTCCAAACCGTTACTACACAGGTCACAGACGCAGAACGCTTGCAGGGCATTATATTAAATCTTCCTGTTTCAGCTACACTAACTGCTGATGCGATTAAGAACAAGGGCACATTTGCTAATCTACAGAGCACAGCATCTCTAAGTGCAACAGCAAACTTCAAACATCTACAGTTAATTAACGGCGCTACAATCACTGCGGCTGATTTAGATAATACATTAACTTGGTTAAGTTCTAAGAGCATGGCCAATATGTGGTTGAGATTAAGTAGAAATCTTAACACCAATGAAACTATTACAATATGGCAATCTAAGGCTAGAGGTTTTGTATCTGATCCAACTTATACTAGCCGCTTAGTAGTAACTAAATTACCTTCAGGTGCTTATAGATTCACTAGTAGACGTTATACTGTGCAGAGTGAAGGCACATATATTTTATCTGTTACAGATTTAACAACCACAGCAACTAATATTGACTTTACTCAATGGCATAATGTTACACTACCATTAATTACTGATAGTGCTGGTGCTGTTGGATCATTTGATGGAAATAATTCTGCATTTAATTTAACTACCTCAACCAGCAATGTATTGAATGGTTATGTTGAAAACAGTTTAAATCCAGGTATATGGGGAGACAGTAGCAAAACTGATCTCAGCATCTACATCAACAAACTGTGGATTAAACAAACACAATTCCCAAATGTAATCAGAAATACTGATTTCTACAATGATGCAACAGGTTGGGAAATTGCCTATGGCACTAATGGTGTTGTAACTTCTACACAAGTATTGCCTAATGAACCTGGTTTTGACAATGTCAATGATACTATAACTCCAGAAGTCTATCATAACTGGGAACAGGGTATCTATGAAACAGGCAACAACGTAGCACCTGCTTGGAACTATACCAAAGTAGGCACAGTTCTAACAGGTTATACATTTGACTTCAGTGCGTCAGCAGCCGCAACATCCACTGTATCCTGCGATATTGATGTTATTGTAAATGCTGATGCAAATATTACAGCTACAGCTACACAATCTACAAGTGCAAGACGCCTTAGAGATCCTGGTGTTGCACTAAGTTCTGAATTTGCGCTGGATATAACTTATAATAGAATACGCAGTCCTGGTGCAAGAACACTCAGCTCAATCTTTGTTCAAAATAGTATTGCACGTAAGACAGCAAGAGGTATTTCTAATCAAACTGTAACTGCAACCCAATCAGCAAGTGGACGTAGAGTTCGTTACGCAGATAGTGCTCTTTCAGCATCAGCCAATTTTAACTTACCATTTGGTGAAATACTCAAAACACCAAGTGCGTTCTTAAACAGTGAATTTGCTCAATCTACTCTAAATGATAGATTCAGAGACAATGCTGTTCAAACTGACTCAATTGCAACACAACTTTCTGTTGTTGTTAAAACTGGACAAGGTCTTGTAACCATAGACGCTGTGGCTGCACTCACAGCAGATGCATTCAAACAGACTGATGTGGTCAGCAATCAAGTTGTTGAAGCACAGTTCAGTGCAGATCCAATCAAGACTGTATTTGGTGCTGCAGGACTTGATGCAGAATTTACCAGTGCGATTGCCGCAGACAAGATCAAGCGTGTTGAAGCTGCCTTAGAGAGCAATTTTGCAGTTGCAATACCAGGTCAGAAGATCACTGACATCACAGGTTCATTCAATACTTCAGCAGAGACTGTTTTCACCCCAAATCGCATACGCGATAACGCGGTTGGCTTAAATACTACTACCAGTCTTAGTGTGCCAGTTTCAGAGATCTTAATCTTCTTTGAAGCCTCAATGACTGCACAGGCCAGTGGTTTGTTTGTAATCACTTACTTGGTCAGCGCTCGTGCAGACCTACAAGTAAGCGGATTCCAACTAACTGCTGGTAGAGTAATTAACATAGATGACTACTATACACTGATTGTGCCACAGGAAACTAGACAGATCAAGGTGCAGAGTGAAGATAGGGGTCTATTAGTAAAACAAGAAACAAGGATATTAACGGTATGACAATCAAAACTGGATACAAACAAGATGTAAAGGGCAGTTGGATACCCAAAGATCCTGACGCACAGTTGGTTTACGCAATGGACTGGGGCACTGAGTGGTTAGCACAGGGTAATTCAATCAGTGCAGTAACCTACACAGTGAGCACCATTACAGGTGACACAACACCATTGACCATAGAAAGCTCAGGAATACAAGCGGGTGGCATAACCTACGTTGAACTCAGTGGTGGTAAAGAAGGTGAAATATACACAGTAACCTGCACAGTGACCACTTCAGGCGCAGACGTAGATGCACGCCGCTTCAGAATCAAAGTAGAGGACAGGTATCTCTAATGGCACTTAGTCAGGCCCAACAGAGCATAGTTGACACAGACACACGATTCAAAGTCGTGGTTGCAGGTCGCCGCTTTGGCAAAACACACCTTGCCATACGTGAGATCTGCAGAAATGCTCGCTTTCCAAACAGAGACGTTTGGTATGTTGCGCCTACCTATCGCCAAGCCAAAATGATTGCTTGGACAAAATTAAAGAAAAAGTTACTAGAACTGCGTTGGGCTCAAAAAATCAATGAAGCAGAACTCACAATCATCCTTAAGAATGGATCAACTATTCAATTAAAGGGTGCTGACAATGCAGACTCGTTACGTGGAGTAGGACTTGATTATCTAGTGCTAGATGAGTTTGCAGAAATGGACAGTTCAGCATGGTTTGAAGTTCTACGCCCACAAAAGCCCTGCGTGGAAGAGTTTTCAGTTTACAACCATTGATGGCGGCAATGTTCCTCTAGAAGAAATTGAGGCAGCACGTCGTGATCTAGATGAAAGATCATTCCGCCAAGAATTCATGGCAACATTTGAAGAATATGCAGGTCGTGTTTACTACGCATTTGATAGACGCATTCACGCAATGACCTATGCAGGCGCAACACCACACACTATCTACATTGGCTGTGACTTTAACATTGACCCAATGAGTGCTGTGCTGTTTGCACGTGAAGGTGATACACTACACGCATTTGATGAAATAAGAATTTTTAGTTCAAACACCAATGAACTAGTGGATGAAGTTCACTCACGCTATCCCAAAGCAAGGATCATTGCGTTCCCAGATCCTGCAGGAGCACAGCGTAAGACATCAGCCAATGGACAAACAGATATTAGAATCTTACAAAACGCAGGTTGGACAGTAAAGGCCAGGAGTGTGCATACTGCTGTTAGAGATAGGGTAAATGCTGTAAACTCAAGATTAAAGAGTGTCAGCGGACAAATTAAAATGTTTATAGCCCCTAAGAGCAAACAAACCATAGAAGGCTTAGAAAAACAGATCTAAAAAGACGGCACTACCCAGCCTGACAAGTCAAGTGGCTTGGATCACATGATGGACGCATTGGGATACTGCGTAGATGGCTTGTTCCCAATCAACAGAGAACGCGAACAAATTCAACAACCCACACGCTGGGGACACAAACTGGGGTAATATAAATGGATAAAATTATACAAGATGCATATAACTTAGCGGTATCAACAAATGATATCTACACTAGGTTTCAAAAACGTTGGGAATACCTACTACAGAGCTATCTAGGTGGCGAAGACTATCGCGAGGCTGCACATCTAACCAAGTATCAGTTAGAAACTGCCGCTGAATACGCTGCCAGACTCAGAGCAACACCCCTGGACAATCACTGCCGTTCAGTGATTGCAGTTTATGTTTCTTTCTTATTTCGTGAGCATCCAGAGCGTGAATTTGGAACACTTAAAGGTGACCCAGCACTAGAAAGTTTCCTCAAAGACGCTGACTATGATGGTCGTTCATTGGATTCATTTATGAAAGAAGTGTCAATTTGGAGTTCAGTGTTTGGGCATTGCTTTATGATCCTAACCAAACCAAATATCAATGCAACTACTCGTGCTGAGGAACTTGCACAGGGTGTCAGACCGTATCTTTCAATTCTTACTCCACTTGTAGTTACAGATTGGAATTGGGCACGTAAGCCAAATGGACAGTATGTTTTGGATTACATCAAATACATTGAAGATGTAAACGGTGATACCACAGTGATCAAAGAGTGGACCAATGAATACATCAAGACTTCAATTGTGGACACCAAGCGTGAGCGCATGTTAGAAGAATATCTAGAAGAAAACCAACTAGGTGTTGTGCCTGTAACTGTGGCCTACAATCATCGTTCACCTGTGCGTGGATTAGGTCTTTCAGACATTACTGATATTGCAGATCATCAGAAAAAGATTTATAACGAATATTCAGAAATAGAACAAAGCATTAGACTAAATGGTCACCCTGCATTGGTTAAGACACCAAGCGTAGAAGCAGTGGGCGGTGCAGGTGCTATTGTATCAATGCCAGAAGATCTAGACCCAAGTCTAAAGCCATATTTGTTAAATGTCAGCACAGACGTTGGACAGATCTACTCCAGCATACAGAACAGTATCTCTGCTATTGATAAGATGGCCAACATTGGTGCTGTGCGTGCCGTAGAAAGCAGAACAATGAGTGGCGTTGCAATGGAAACAGAATTCCAATTGCTTAATGCAAAATTATCAGAGAAAGCAGATAACCTAGAACTTGCTGAAGAGCAGATGTGGAAGTTCTATGCACAATATCAGGACATGGAATGGGATGGTGAAATTGAATATCCAGGCTCATTCAATATACGTGATACCAGCATGGAAATTAACCAACTTAAGGTTGCCAAAGACACAGCAACTGATCCAAGAGTATTGGAATTGATTGATCATGAACTAGTAGAATGGTTAGGTGAAGAACCTGAATTGGTATTGACCAGTCAGGAATATCTACCTCCAGAACAGTTACCAGCAAAATATCCATTTGAACCACACTTCATGGTAAATCCTGAAACAGGTGAAAAGTTTATTGCTAGAACTGAAGAAGAACACTTGGCCTACGCAGAGTTAGGCTATGTGCATGAAGATGAATAAAGGAACAATCATGGCAAAACGTGGTGGTAAAAAAGGCGGCGGCGGCAAGCGTAGAGGTTAATTGGGACGAATACTTTTACAGTATTCGTAAATCCTGTCCTTGGAGTTATGCTGCCTGGCAGCAGGGTAAGATTGCAATACAAAAATGGCGAAGGCAAGTCATAGACTTGGAGCCATACCGTGCAAGAGTATACATTGTAGATCTTAACCCTCGCAGACTTAAAAAGTTAAGTCAGAAGTTAGACCAAGACCCAAAATACGAATGGCTGTGGAGTCATCCTAGATATGGTGGAGAGTCAACTCCTCTACCTGTGTTGATACAACAAGACAGAGCAGAATTGAATGCCATACGAAATCGCCTACGATCAATGGATTAGATTCTGTTTAGCACTTTACTATCTGCCCTACATTATAATTAATTGTAATGCAGAAACTAAAGTATAAAGACGTAGCCACCCATAGACAGAGTCTTCTAGCACAGCAAGGTGGCTGCTGTGCTCTTTGTTTAGAACCCATCCTAGACGATGCTGTTCTAGACCATGATCACAAAACAGGGCTGATACGTGCAGTCCTACACAGAGGGTGCAATGCCCTACTAGGCAAACTAGAAAAGTTACAGAATCAAGACTGCGTAACTGGACCAACAACGTTGTAGGTTACATCTCTAGACAGCACACTGAACTGATTCATCCTACTCACAAAATCAAAACACCCAAGGTTCCAAAGCGTAAGGTTGTCAAACCTAAAAAATAACGCCATTTTCGTAGCAGTTAACAACACATCATATAAATAAACTTACAATAACTCAATTTGGAGGTAGTGAACGTGACCACTGAAAACACGGCAATAAACGAAGTAACTGACACTTCAGAAAACGACAATAGTCAGGCTAAACCCGCTAGAACCTACACGCAGGAAGAATTTGACAATCACATGGCTGGCCTAAAGGCAAGCATCAGCAAGAAGTTTGAAAAGCAATTTGCTGAACTAGGTGATCTAAATGAACTCCGCGAACTCAAGCAGAAGGCAGAAGCAATTAAATTTGAAGAAGCCAAGAAACGCGGTGAGTTTGAAAAGCTAATGCAGGATCTGGCAGCAAAAAAGGACGCTGAAATACAAAGGCGCGATGCGATTATTAAAGAATACAAGGTGGATACACCATTGTTAAGCACAGCGGCAAAATATCGTTCTGTTAACCCAGAACAAGTTAAGTCACTGTTGAAGAGTAATGTAAGGCTCAACGACGAAGGCGATGTTGAAGTCATTGGTCAAGACGGATCAGTCCGTTACAGTGACGCAGGCAAGCCACTAGGAGTTGAGGAGTTGGTTAAAGAATTTTTAGATGCGAATCCACATTTTGTGCAACCAACCCCAAGCACTACAAATACCAAGACTTCAATTAATAACAGCAAAGAGCAATTGGACATCAGCAAATTGGATATGACTAATCCAGAACACCGCAAAGTTTACGCAGAATATCGTAAGAAAAGCGGATTTTAATTTAACATAAAAGGAAAATATCATGGCTGGTTCAACCACAACTACATTAAATGATCTACTTCCACAAATTGTCGCTGAAGCAATGTTTGTTGCCAATGAGCGTTCAATTATGCGTGGACTCGTAAAGAACTTCTCACTACCTGCTGGTTCAGGTAAGACAGTAACAGTTCCAATTTACCCAACTCAAACTGCTACAGCATTGACAGAGGGTGAAGAAGTCGCAAACACTGAAGTATCTACTAACGGTGTTACTCTAACTGTAAGCACAGTTGCAGTTCGCACACTTGTAACTGATTTGATTCGTGCAAGTGCCGCTTCTAACGTTGTTGCAGACGTTGGTCGCTTATTTGGCGAAGCAATCGCTAAGAAAATGGACAAGGACCTATTGGCTCTGTTCAGTGGTTTCTCAACTGGTGTAGGTGGTGCATCTACAGCAATGAGCGCCGCTTTAGTTGCTCAAGCAGTTGCACGTCTACGTGCTAACGCTGTGCCTTCAGATGCATTGGCCTGCGTTGTAAACCCATTTGTTGCTTATGACCTAAAAGCAAACTTGACCAACACTTTTGCTAACCCAAATGCTGGCATCATCCAGAATGAAGCAATGCAAATGGGCTACGTAGGAACTCTATTTGGCGTTCCTGTATTTGAGTCAAGCAACATTGAC